CCTAATGGGCCATCGATAGCCATAATTAATCCTCACTAAACATTAGATTGTTATATTCAATCAGCTCTAATTGAACTGTCCCGTCATCTGCTGGGGTTTTTGCTGTAACTGTGAAGTCATAGTAATTCAAATCCTCATCAGTTCCAATAATAACACGGCTACCGAGCTGAGTTGGCACACTTGCTGCATGGTTAGCAACATAGGCCTTTGTTACGTCAAAACCGTCTACCCAGAAATCACCGTTTGAGCCTTGGGTTATGGCGTATGGGCCGTGAACATTTCCGTTTCGGTCTGTTAGGTGTCCAAAGTATGACATGCCCTGCTCGAATGCTGGGCGCTCACTGAGTCTTAATTGTGTGCCGGATATTTCCAGTACCTCAGCGTCAGTGGTTGCATCATCATAAATGCAGGCCCAGCGAACACGATCACCGATATCAACAAGTAAGCCGTCATCCAGTACACGTTCCATTACCCGGCGGCGCTGATAGACTAATCGCCTAACCTCAAGCTCTGCCCGGTTGATTGCCTGCGTCTCATTCCTACACCCAGCCAAATCGATCTCAAGCGGTCGAGAACCAATGCCGCTTTCAAACGTCTTTGTGGTTGTGTTTATCCTGCGGTCAATGTGGCGCTCTTTATTGTCATCAGGATTAATATAGCTAAGCCTGATTGAGTCGTTTCCATTTGGTTTTTGTAGGTTGAATGACTGCGATGATTCACTATTCCCAGCAATATTTCGGCGGTCGAATGTCTGAGTGACTGGCTTCTCCTCTTCCCGGAAGAATCGCCATATCTGCCCATCGCGGAACGCACCAACTCTGGCCACATTGCAAATAGTATGGATTCTCTGGCCAAACGAAATATTTATATCGTCAAAGCTGTAGTTAAAGCCTCTCAAGTCTGAGCTTAAACCGTCACTTACTTCATACAATGACTCTAAATCGAAAAGCTGTCTTGTTCTTGTTTCTCCAAACAGCCTGACAGCATCATCGAGAATAGCATCCGCAAACGATCGGTTGTTGCTATTGCGAGCTGTTATGGTGTCGGTTGATGAGTTGTAGGAGTGCTGAAGCCTTGTGGCTATCATTGATACCTCATCGTTTGACGCTATGTTGTCACGAAGCCTGTCTGCCCTATATTCTGTGTGAGCAATCGTAACCGCTCCGTCACCAACAACGGCAGATCCATCCGCAAGAGAGAATGCAGATTCAACAAACATCGCATCAGCTCCGTTAGGTATTCTGTTCTGAATGCGCCTAACTCTAAATCTATCAATTGTTGATGGTCTTACTATATCCTCAGTGATCGTTACTGAAGCGCCGCCAGGGATTCCACGCCCTTCTCCAGAAACAATAGCACCGGTATCAACATCTATCTCGTAATCAATAGTCTGAATAACGCCGCTTGCATTTCTTATTCCTTGTGGAAACTGGATATTAACAAGAAGATTGTTTGTCTCTCTGCATTGAAACCACGGAGACCAGCCATTTATGTCCTGATCTGATCTGCGCAGTTGAGAATAAACACTAACACCAGATGCATATACAGTTTCATCTGTTAATGTTCTGTTTGTCACCGTAAATGTGTAAACAATATCATTTACAACACTTCCACTAGATGGATCGTTAATTCTTTCCACAGCCCTTGTGAACGAGCTGTATTCAAAGCTTCCTGTCTGAGATATTGAGGCTGAAGGATCAACCGTAAAAGCATTAGTGCTTGCAAGTTGTAATATCTGCTCAAACAATGCGTTCCCACCAAAACCACCAACATGAGCAGTGATTTTTACCGTATTAGTTGCAGCAAAAGCTCTGAAGAATATAACAGAGGCATTAATTTCATCAGGCGCCAAAATCTCTACGTTTGATGTTCCCTGTGCAGGGGTTGCATATTTGTTATCTGACGGCGGGGTTCCGTTTCCACTAAAAATTATGTCTGCCTGCTCAAGATCAGAGAATAAAGACTCACCAACTTTTGCAGCTTGGATGTCATAAGTTCCGACACCAACACAAAAACCCTGTAGAAGTCTTTGTGAATTTCCCTGGAATCTATACCAGGGAGCCTGAATAACATCTGGGAAAGCTTGTATCTGACCCTTGATGTCTGGGATGCCCTCACCAGTTCTGGCTATGTTCGTCTGTCCGGACACTTGATTATTAGGTGATGTTCTTTGTACGCCTTGTGTGTTTGGTTTTTCCGGTCTTGGTAGTAGCGCAACTGTCACAATGGCAGTGATAACAGCAACGGCAACGGCGATGGTTACAGGGTCAGCACCATCCGGGCGGTGAATGGCATATACACAGTCACCGTCTTTCAGCTCATAATCAGGCTGGCAGGTTACAGAGTGGCCATTTAGGAATAGGTCAAAGCTGGAATCTTCTGGTAGGAAGTAAGCAGGAGTATCCCCCGGATTAGCCTGAAACCCAGTCTTATCGCCAGTCAGTCGGTCTACGATATAAACGCTAGTCATTCGCCGACCCACTTATAAAGCTTGATTTCTCCGCGATACAGTCGCCTAAATTGCGAGATCGTTTGATTTGCAACACGCCCGGTACCGCTCTCATTACCAAACGAATGAATAATGCGATTACCGATACGAACACCGACATGAGTAGCAAGGCCCTGAGAAAACGAAACAGCAACATAGCCACAGTCTGATTCAGACCACGACGAAACCTCTTGGTCAAATGCGCTTTGAATTGTAGCTGTTCCATTTACATAACCTTCAATGTCGTCAAGGTTTATACCCTTTACCCTGCTGAAGAAATCAACCACCAGGCCCCAGCAATCAAAGCTTTTTGGGCCTTGTGCGAACTTCTCCCACGGCTTTCCAATTACACTATCAACCCATTCTAATTCGTTCATGTTGTCTCTAATCCAGGGAACAGGTCAATAGTATAAGGCCGGGCGACTCGATAGTTAATAGGGTTATCGTCAGATGCAACGATATTGACGTTTCGCGTAGTTATGCGAATCTCGCTGATAGTGAACTCAAACGCCTTTATTTCTCCGGTTGGGTATATCTCACGATAGATCAAGTTAGCCTGATTAAACCAATCAAAACCATCTATCTTTTTCAGCTCGGTTAATACTTCAGAGCCTATGCGACCAAGTCTGACATTGATAGAGCTTTGTTCTTGCTCGCGCTGGCTTGGCCTTGGCACTTCGAACTGAAGCGGCTGAAAGGTAAGTTGCTGGCCATCGATTGTGAATGTTTTATTCTCGACTTGATCTCTAACAAATCGCTTCGTTTCTATCTGCGGATGACTGATTTCGATAGTGATAAAGCGGATTGCTATCGGCTTCTGAGTATGAAACTGCCTGATCTGTACGTTTGTTTCGGCCATTACTCAACCCTCGAAGGATTAAGATCAATCAATTTAGAAGTTCCTGGGTCAGCATTTGCGGGAACTACTGCATTGTTATTCGTTACAAGTGATATAGAGTCACCAGCATTGCTAAATTGGCAAGTGAACGAAAGTATTGATGTTTCAGGTGATGAGCCAACAGCTAGCGTCCTTACTCCATTGTAGTGAATATAAATGCTTCCACTACTCTCTACTTCAACGCCATAAGTAACATCACTTGTTAATCCAGATGCAATAGAAGTTACGCCACCGCCGGGAAGGTTGATATTAAGATCACCATTAATAAAGGTCATGATAAATATAACTGAGCTAAAATCAGTAGGGTCTGATGACTCAGAAATATAGACCTGACTTGTTGATGATGGCAAATAGCTATTTGTTATAGTGTAGAAGCTTCCCCTCGGAATATTCACATTCCAAGCGCCCCCGCACAGTAATTGTGACGCTTCTGATGTATATGCAAACGAGTTCTCAACGGTTGGAGTTTCATTCTGCCCGGCCCCGGTCACGTTTATATCGAAAAGATATGTTGCTGATTCAAACTCCTGCCAGTCTCGATTCAATGCAATATCAAACAGCGAGTAGTCGGATGGCCCATACTCTTCACGGGCATCAAGAATAAACTGAGGGTCAACAGGTCTGACAATGGATCGAGCAATAACACTGCATGAGTAGGTAAATGTATTTCCAGACTCCGATACTAGGTTTGGTATGCCATCCTCGGTGAAATGACACTCGTGAGTAATAAGGCCCTGTTCTGTCTTGATTGGCATTTCAAAGTACAGGTTGCCGCTTTCAGTCGCAGCGACAAACCAAGCGTCAAAGTATTCAGTGTCCGGCTGATTGAACACCAGTCGAAAATCCCATACAACAGTGGTTTCATCTGTCAGTTTTTGGAAATATGGCGTACCAGATAGCGGCTGAGAACCAATGAACTGATTAGATATAGTTCTCGATTTGCCGCTTTGTATTGCGTATCTAAGAGTTGAAGGGTAGTTAACGGCCATTATGAAGTCCTCCTTGGCAGAGTGTAAGACCCTTCTAGAGTTCTAGACACTCTTCCGCCTTCTGCGATATCAGTGATCAGCATGTCAACCGTAAGAACATTGTCATTTACTGACTGGCTTACATTTACAGACGCCTGAGCGTTGTTATTCACCACAACATTAACTTGAGGCATGTTCGTACCCGATGCAGCTTGAGAGCTGTTAGAGACATTCCCGTTTTGATCTGGAATGAGGTATTGACGACCGCCGGAAGTGAAAAGTTCCGGGCCTGTCTCGTTTACTCGGTATGGAGTGCCAGCAGATACCGGGCCGCCCGTTTGCCTTCCGGTGAATGTTTGGGCAACACCAACACCAGCAGCGATACCAGCTGACGCATAACCTAAAGCTGTCACCCTGGCCGATAATGTACCTGTTGGGTCAAGTGTAAGCGCCTGGGCCGCTGCCTGCTGTGTACTAACGATAATATTTGCAACAGCAAGCGCTTGGTTAGCAAGAAATATAGCCTTACCAAGTGCTGACTGCTCAGCTCCCACAACAGAAACAAGATTTGTGAGCTGTGAGCCAAGTTGAGCGTAAGCAGAAACCTCCATCTGGCGAGCGCGAAGGCGTTTGTTTATTTCATCCTGCTCAGCCTTTGTTCTTGCAGCGTCAGCTCTTTGTCTGTCCTGCTCGGCCTGCTGCTCAAGCGCACTGCGATTCATATATAGCTGTGCCAGCCTTTCTCCTTCTGGGTCTGCACCAGCATCAGCGCCTAGAACAGTTTCGCCTTCATTTTGAATATCAAGCCTGCGCTGCTCAAGCACTGCAAGCGCCTCGTTGTTTCTTATCTGCTCTTTTTCTAGCTCTGTTATTTTCTCTAGGTTTTCTTGTTCTTTTCTTCTTCTCTGTAGTCCAGTTACAGCACGGCCGCCGATCTTGTCCGGTATGTTTTGCAGACGCTCTATCTCATTAGCGTTTTCTCTGATTGTTGCCGTGAGAGTTTCTATTGATCCGGTAACAACCTCAAGCCTAACGGATTTCAGGTTAGATATTGTCTCATCAATAGTGCTGTTGAATTTTTGCGTTTCTTCGTCAGCGCCAATTATTGAATTAATAAACGGGCCAGCAAGTGAGGCGGTAATACCAGCAATAGCACCAGCAAGAGGGAATCCAAGTACGAAACCAAGGTCAGCAGCCTGGAATGCGAATGCCTGCGCAGCATTCCCGCCATTTTGAATCTGACCAACAAGCTGTTCAATCTGGACGCCTGCCATGCCAGCCTTGCGCCCGAAGTTGCCCATAGTGACATTGGCCGACTTTACAGCCTTGTCAGTCTTGGCAAACTCAGCATTCATTGACGCCGTGGTTTTTACTACCTGTTTCTCGGCAGAGATTAGCCCGTCAGTTCTGGCGTCAACCTCATAAAAAATAGTACCAGCATTCTCAGCCATCTTTATTAGCCCTCAACTGATCCATTTTATCCAGAAAATCATTGGCCTTCTCAGGCGTGAAGTCGTCACGATCTGGGTATTTTGATTTCATGATTGCCTGAAACTCGTGCATTGTCATATTCCACACGGTTTCGGTTTCTAGTCCGAAATGAGAAACCCCAGCGGCCACGTAGTCAATAGGGTTAAACTCTGGGTTTTCTGATCCTGATTTCTTTGGCTTCTCGTCACCAAGTAGGCCGTTTCTAAGCAGAGAGAAAGCAAGGATACATTGTTCTGAATCAGGAACTAAACCAGGAACAAACACCAGGGACTCACCAACAGGCACGTTATATCCAAACAACTCATAGTAAGTATCCATAGCATAATCAACCATGGATCTATCAAGAATTAGCCCGGCTGCTGATATCTGCCTGTCTTTGTCGTTGCTTTGTAGGTCTCTCCATAATTCGAACACATCACCCATATCAGCAAGCGCACGAAAAGATGGCCGAAAGGTGAACTCTCGACC